CCAGTAGAGGTTTCACCAGCGATGGCAGTAATGCGATTGCTAGATACGCCACCAAAAATGGAACCCGACACCAATCCATTAAAGATGTATGAACCTGTGTCGATGTATTGTTCTGTATCTTGGATGTCTGCTGCGACTTGGGTGTATTCGTCACCTATCTCCTTTACTACTTCTTTTAAAAAATCCATCATATAACCTCAATAAAATTATTATAGCATATCTTTGAATAATTTGGGGTCAAAACACAAATTGCCCGATATAGAAATTCTATATCCATCACTATTATAAAATGGATATACTTGATGCTGCAAAATAGAAGGGAACATAAGGATACATCCTTCCATCATTGGATCCATCTCAACAACTACACCACGAGTTGAACCAAAAATATCATTATAAAAAAATTGAAAATTAGAAGCACATGGTAAACTACTATCCGAAGATATAGGAAGTTCGTGCTGTTCTTGCCACTTAGTAGGAATCTTCATCCATAGAACAAAAGACAATACACCATTATGATCATGTACTGGATTAAATTCATGTTGCTTTGAAAAATTAACCCAAAAAGATTTCATGTATAATCCATTTATTTTATGATCACTAAATGGATTTTTACTACAACCAGTAGGAAAAGTTTCAACATATTGTTCAGCAGTATCCTTTAAAATATGTCTAAAAAAATAATCATCAGTATCTTCCAATTCCAAACTTTCAGTTATATTACCAACCAAATTTTTCTTCATTGATTTATAATCTTCCTGTGCTTCTTCAATTTTTTTCCAAACAAAATCCATAGCAGATTTTGGCAACCTAGATCTGAGAATTGGTATATTTGGAAGATCCCAACTTTCCCATTTACCCTCTTTTAAATTATTCCATTCTTCCATACCATGAAGAATATCATCGTAACCCATTAGATTTCCTCCTATTAAATGTCACACTCTACAATTTTTTCTTCTCCCAGTCTATAATCATCTCTAACATTTTTTAATACGAAATAAAGTCGAGTATCACCACCAAGTGATAATGCATTGATAATAGTATCCAAATCTTTACGATTGATAGGTAATTCCATTAAGAGAAAAATGAATCTAAAGTAGCAGTTTTTTCCACACTCCATTCTATGGCATTTAGAATAGTTCTAAGTGGTTCCACGAAACTCTTGTCAAATTGTAAATCATAATCAATGTACATATCAAGACCGAGTTCGTGAGGAAAGTCTTGAATGAATGATATAACATTTTCTTGAATAATATTTGGTTTCTTCAAATAAAGAAACTTCACCTTCTCACCATTTCCGATAGCAGAATATTTATTATCCAATTTCTTTTGCTTCACATAATGATTATAAAGCAATGATCCCCGTATATGTATAGGAGTTCCTTTTTCATATATTGTAGCATATGCTTTATACTTTTGTAGATTGTTTGCTGTTCTAGGAAAGGCAATATCTTCAGGTGGAAGTTTTCTAAACTTAGTTCTACAATCTTCAATAAACTTCTGAACATCTTCTTCAGTTGCATTCATCATAAGTTTGAGAGCATCCTTAATCATTGCTCTACAAGGTGCTGGTGTAGAGGATTTGACTGCCTCAATACCCATCATCTTAAGTTTAGGTTCTTCATATCGAACACCTTCACTATCCCATACATTCAGAATGTATCTTTTCTTAGCAGTCCAGATACCACGATCAGCGATATTCTCTCTCTTCATAAACATCTTCTGATCATAAGCACCTACGTAGTCGGCCAATTCTTGGTAAGAACCTTCAATAAAAGGTTCAAATTCATTTTCACACACCTTATTAAGGAACCCAACAACGACCTCATTAGTTTTCTCTCTGCCCTTGTATACAGCCTCAACCAGAGGACCCAAATTAAGATAGATGGAATCAGTATCTGAAGCAATAACATAATCAACCTCCTCAGTTTTCAGAATTTTATTCATCTTGGCATTCATTTTATTTTCTATCCAACGTATGGATACTTGGCCAGACAAAGTAATGGCTTCTGCATTAGCAAGTTTGTAATACCTAAAGTACTGGTTGCCGATAGCACCATAAGCAGAGTTAAGAGATATCTTCTTCGCCATCTGGATATTGTTACACCTAGCAATCTCCTTCTCCAATGCTTCCGTGGGTGTCTTCTCATATTGCTGCTTTGCCTCAAGCATCTTCTTCTTGAAAACAACACGATCTCCATACATCTTGTCCATAAGTTCAGGAAGAAACCCACGCACATCCTTCCGATATTGTGCTCCATTCGCACAAACTGCATAATCTCCATCAAAATCACATTCTTTGTTTAAGATCCTTTCAACGCTCGCACTGGGATGTCGAGTTTCCCTGATGGTCTCTGGGGAAATGTTATATTGCATAATAAGGTGAGGATACAGACTATTGAGATCAAAACTGACCACCCAATCATACTTTCCTGGTTTCGGTTCCTTGACATAAGCACCTGCGTATTTGTCGTTTTTATCAGATCTATTCTTAGGAGGAATAACAATATTCCTTCTCTTCAAATAGTTATAGATGATGGTGTCCCACATCCGTACTTGATAGAATACATCCTCGTAATTCACCTTGGCTTCATATGCCATAGTGAGTGCGAGTTCAATCAACTTCATCTTGCTTTCCAAACGGTCAACAAGTTCCACGTCAATTATATTATACTCTACAAATTTCTGCCAACCATTTGTGTAGAAATCCTTAAAGGTATCAAACTCAGAGTGATCTAATTTCTTCTGTCCAAGTTCTACACTAGCAATATAATCCAAACGATATGATTCCTGTGCCTTATATGTAAACTTCTTATAAAGATCAAGATAATCTAACTGAGATACACCACCAATATCATAAGTGATATGCTCACGACCCATAATAACAGTTTTATCTTCTGTTACCAATCCCCAAGGTGACATTCTTTTCATCAATTTCTCACCAAGGATTCTTTCAATCCTACGGCACATGTATGGGATATCATATAACTTACTGTTCCACCCAGTAATAACCTCTGGAGTATTAGACTCAATCATCCACCAATTAATGAAATCATTTAGAAGTTCATACTCTGTTCTAAATGATTTGTATAATACATTCTCCTGTTTATTCTTAAAAGGTCCTAAACCCCAAGTTATAATCTGCTTAGTACTATAATCCTGTATTGATATAAGAAGTATCTCTTCTGCTGCGGATTCTACATCAGGGAATCCCTGTTCAGATTTAACCTCAATATCAAGAGTAACTAATTTAATCTTATCAATATCAAACTTTAATTCCTGTTCTGGGTATCTCTCAGAAATATATTGATAGATAAATCTCTCATTCCCATAAACATTAAAATTATCAATCTCACTATATCTCTTTATAAAATCTCTAGTTTCTCTAACTGTACCTGGTTCAATTGCTTCTACAGGATCACCAGTTAAAGTTTTATATTTTGTTTTCTTTTTTGAGTCAACAAAAAGGGTTGGATAAAACTTCTCACGAGTTGCGAAGTGTTTTCCATCTTCGTAACCACGAACCAAGAAGTTGTCTCCAACCATCTGAACGTTTGTGTAAAATCGCATTATAAAGTGAGTTCTTTATACCTCTTAATTACCTCCTCTGTAGGTTCGGCAATAGTAAGAATGTCTTCTGATCTTAGCATAAATTCCTTCTGATTGGTAGCCCCAATCCAAGGTTTCATATCACCATCTTCAAAGAATCTATATGGATTAATGAACTTACAATCAGGTTCACCTGGTTCTGCCATGATCTCTTCAACTTCAGTGATGAGAACATTATCCACATCAACTAAAACACATTTAATCGTCATCTTCTTGTTCCTCAAGTTTTAATACTTTAGCTTTATCTATAAACATTTTCATAACACTATCATGTGGATCTACTATAGTTACAACCCAATCGGTAGGAATAACCATAGAAGTATCTTTTGATAACATTATCCAAGGAGTCAATACAACATCAATTTGCCCCTCATTACCTTTCTTTTTAGTATCTACTATATGAGGATTTTCTAAAAGAAAAGCAGTTGGTTTATCCTGATTTACATCAGAAACAACTTCTTTCACATCAGAAATTAAGGTTTCGCCAGATTTTAAAAGAGTTAATTTAACAGACATCTTGATACACCTCTCCGATTTCCCAACATTCAATACCTTCATCCCTAATTATATCCATAGTCAATTCCACACGATTAGCAGGAACAACTACACAATATCCAATACCTAAATTAAACACTCTTCTCATCTCTAATTCATCAACATTACCCTGACGTTGAATCTCTAAGAAGATCTCAGGAACACTCCAAGCATTCCAATCAACATGTGCTTTAACCCCTTCTGGAAGGCATCTAGGAAGGTTCTCAGGGATTCCCCCTCCAGTAATATGTGCCATACCATAAACCTCTTCAACCTCTCCTAATAAGCGTTTTACTACAGAAGCATAGATTCTAGTAGGATCAAGTAATTCTGGATACTCATCCACTTTTATCTTCAAACGATTTGTTAAATAACGAATTAAAGTAAATCCATTAGCATGAACACCATTACTTGCTAATCCAATAATTCTATCAGAAGGTTTGATAGAAGATCCGTCTATAATTTTCTTTTCTTCTACTACACCAGTACAAAATCCAGCAAGATCATAATCGGGAGTAAGAGCATTAACTTGTGCATGCTCTGCTGTTTCTCCACCAAGTAAAGTACAACCTGCTTGACTACAACCTTTAGCAATTCCAGCAATTACATTAAATATTTTTTGATTATCCTTAACCTTTGGACAAGAAATATAATCAAGAAAATATAAAGGTTCTGCCCCACATGTGATTACATCATTCACACACATCGCAACAAGATCTATACCAATATCAAACGATCTATTATATAATGATGATAATTTAGATTTAGTTCCTACACCATCAGCACCAGAAACTAATATAGGACTTTCATATCCAGAAGGTATTCTCATCATACCATTAAAACCACCAAGTCCACCTAAGACCTCTGGTCTATAAGTGGACTTTACATGAGTTTTAATCTGATTTACAAAATCATTACCAGCATCGATATCGACACCTGCTAACTTATAATCAAGTACAATTCCCTCTTCTTTAAAGTCAAGAGGATCAGACCAATCTCTAGTCATAATCAAATATAATATTGGGGTAGGTTCCTATAGCCGCTAATCCTGAACCTACCAAAGGGGATTACCGCAGTTGGGATACATATGCTGCTTATACTCAGCCCCATTGTATCATCGGGGGGACTTATTGATTGCCCTTACCAACTCTGGTATTATACCACAGCTTTTGGTTTTTGTCTCTTTTCTTTAGGAACTCTTTTGAGATCGCTAATAGCATTATGAATAATGCTAAATGGACTAGTTAGTTTCATGATCTGGACCTCCTAAGTAATCTTTACGAGCATGATGATCAGGAACAATTTTCTTTAACTCTATAGATAAGAGTCCATCTTCAAACTTGACGGATCCAACCTTCGTATCGTCTGAGACCGTCCAAACTCGTTTGAAACTACGTTGGGCCAATCCTTTGTGGACAAACGATCCATTATTTTCCGATTCTTCTTTTGTGCCTTCCACAGATAGTTTTCCAAACTCCGTGAAGACCCGTAACTGATCTTTCTTAAACCCTGCGAGTGCGATTTCCAACCGTGACTCATGATTATTTAATTCTATTAGATTATATGGTGGGTAATTTGATTGTGGATAATCTGAATTAAAAAATCTATCCAGATAATCATCCATTCCGATTCCATTTTTCTGAATCCTTTCCAATAATTCTGGAAGGTTAGCGGAATGATAGCGTTGTAGTGCGTTCATGGTTCTCCTTTTAAAGCGAGTGTAAATTGTGTACCCCGAAGGCGTACACTACTATTTAACCATAAAACATTAAAAAAGG